ATCATCCACCAGACCCGAGGGTCAATTTTTTCATATTTCATGCAAATCACCAAGCACTTTTTATATGCCCAAACATCCCATATCTATCAGAAGCGGAGTCTAGCCGCGCTTTTTTTCTGGCTTTTTCATATGCAATCCGTGCATTGGTCGGTTGTTTATTTTGCGATTTGTTCGCCGCCCTCACCACTTCACCCGGCTGGCCGGCGTCACCGTTCTTGGACATGTCCCCGCCGCCTCCTCCAGACCGCCCGCCGCTTCCTCCGCTACCGCCGCACGTGTTAAGCACCCCCCGAATATGTCATATCATCAGCATGAAAAACAATATACGGAATCGCCTTAGCGAGCCTGCCTCTTCTCCATTCCATCTCAAACTCCTCCGACCAGGGACAATCCAAGCCCCCCATGTACTCCTCATAGCTCGTATGATCAGTTACCTTATGCCCCCGGACGTAATATGCCCAGGGAGCCGGTTTAAATCCCGGCAAACCATCAATCCCACAACACGACCGCCAATTCCTCGATCCGGTCAGATCGTCGCAAGTCAGGCATTCCAGGCCGATATCATGGCAAAGCTCTTCCAACCTCCGGACCTCGCGCTCCTGGCTGGCTAGATCAGCAATCCGGAAATTGCCCCGGTGCTCCCATGCCATACAAGAATTGTCCGGAAGATCATAACCTAACCGGCTGCGGAATCGCGCCCGGTCGTTCCCAGCGTTGAAAAGCTTGAGGAAGTTGGCCTGAACCGTCCTGACCCCGGCATCATAAGCTGCTGAGAGCAGATATTCCAGGTTCCCGGCCAGGTCCGGGGTGTAGGGCCACAACCGGAGGATGCAATGGGCTCCGGCGTCTGACAGTGCCTCAAGTGCTGCTAACCTTCGCTTCCAGCCAGGGGCTTGAGGCTCCAGGATGCCCAGCATGGCCTGATCTTCGGAGCTGATGGAGCATTGGACTACCAGAGGCAGACAGTCGATAACGGACAGATAAGGGCCTTCTGTGAGGACACCGGGCCATTTGGTAGTGATTATCGTCGGATATTCGAAATCCTGCAATATCTTCAGCGTCTTAAGGGTTATTCGATGCTCCTTTTCCAAAGGCTGTAGTGGGTCACTTGCGTGCCCTACCTGGACCGGCGATCTCATATCTATGAGGTCTCTCTCCATGCCGTGAGAACGGTAGAACATCTTCTCAATGTACTTAATAGGGCTGGGGGCAACTTCGGATATATCGCCATTGGCCCTGCTCCTCCACCGAGCGTGTTGCCCGTTCATGGAGCAATACAGGCATTTGCCCTCGCAGCCGCGATATGGGTTGATCTTAAGCGGAATCGGGCAAAGGAGCCTATCCGCTCCATCCACGATGAAACATGGCCGGGCAAAGGGTTTCATTATTGCTATTATTATTGAAAAAATGAAAGAGAGGCCTACTCCTTGATGCAGGGAAACTCTCGGACCACATGAGCCCTGGCGGCGTCCAGGTCCACCAGGAATGCCTTCGCGTTGAAGCGGTTATAGGCGCTGGTGTCTGTGGTCTCTGTGGCTCTGATCAGGCTGTCGTTCATCTGCCTAAGCATCAGCCGGAGGGTTTCAAGGGCCTGCTTCTCCTTGAAGCTGTCGAAATCTATCTTCTCGACGATGGTCTCATGCTCGATACTTCTTCCAGGAGCCTTGTCTGGCCCCATTCCAACAAAATTGCTGTCCATGTCAGGTTCTCCTATGTCATTTCTGATGACTGATATTTGTAGAACTGAACCGTTCCATCCAGGTCTACAGCTTCCTTCCGGGCCATGATCACGTAGTCCGTGGACCCGTACCGCACGACATCGCCTACGTCCATCGCGGTCTTGCAATGGATGAGGTAGTCGGTCTTGGTCCAGACCCCTGCAGAATTGTAGAATCCGGAGGTTTTCGCAGCCAGCCGCACCGCAATGGCGGTAAGCGTCTCTGCCAGGATCGGCGCGCCGGCTGATGTGATAGCTTCGACCAGGATATTGCAGTTCAGACCGGACGTGGTGATCGTGGGCAGGGCAGATAGTAGGGTGGTGGTCGTCTTTCGGGTCGCGGTAGTGAAGGTCAGGGTCTCGGAGCCTACGGTGACCGTGCCGGCGACGTCCGTGTGGCCGGTGACGCTTGAGAGGGTCACAGCGACACGGAAGGGCACGGATGGGAGGCTTCCGGTGAGGTTGAGAGTTGCCGCCGTGGTGTCATCGTACAGCTTATGCTTGCCCTTGACCACCCGGTAGGCGCTCTGGTTAAGGTAGTCGTCGATCATCTGACTGTCACCGAGCGAGCAATGTAACGAGATAGTAAGCGATATGCAGCGGAGCTTTTGAGCCCTTGCATTGGTCCTGTGGTTGTGGAGGGTCCGTAAGTTTCGGACAGGTCGCCGATACTGTAGCTCTTGACTCCCTGGGCCTGGAGGCTTGCCCGCTTCTGCTCTGACGTAGATGCATAATATGCATAGAGAGCTATTGCCTCCTCCATGCAGGCCCTTAAAACGTCGTCAGGTACCACCACATTCTGATCACTATCGCCCACTATGATACCATCGATGACCCTGGGGAAAGCCCGGTCCTGGGTGGAATCGTACTTGTCGCCTCGGAGCCGAAGCTGGTCGATGTGCCGCGTGGCCTCCTGCAGATACCATTCAAGGTATTCAGAATCTAGGAAAGTTATGGCGCGCGGGTTATTCTCGAAATACGTCTCTGCCTCCGCGGCGTCCACATACGAGCCTGTGAGGGTCATTCGGGCCTCCGGAAGGTGTGCTTTCACCTTGAATTTCTCGATGGTTCCATGGAGCTCATCCATCCCGGCGTTCCATTCGACATGAGCCTGCATCTTGTATGTGCCCGTTTCGTCGAGATCGTCCGAATCGGTAGTGTACGTAATATCTCGATCGGTCACCGTGAGCCCCAGCTCTGTCCAAATCGCGTCCGTAGGATCGACCTGCTCTGCGGTCCATTTAGCGATATCTCCCGAGGGCTTTGTGACTATTATTTCAATGAGGGTAGCTGAATCAAGCCCCTCAAAATCGGTATCTATGACAATGATAACAGAATTGCCCTCAAAGAATGTGTCCATCAGAACCTCCCAAATCGCTTTACTACAGAGTCGATCCTTGCGTAGACTGTCATCAGAGAATCGATCCTAGCTGCTTTTTTCACCCTCTGGAAAACATCAATCAGATGACCTGTGATAGTGGTCACTGTTGATATAGCACCTGCCAAAGCAATTGATACAGATGCACTGCAATCAGCCGCTACTGAAGTTACCACCTGCCCGGCCAATGCCAGCGAGAGGGATGCAGCCCCACTCAGGCCCGAAGAGGTCACTACCTGACCCTGCAAGCCTCGGATGGTAGACAGAGCAGAGGTTATCCCTGTTGCCGTTATTACCTGGCCAGCAAGCTCTATGACGTTCTCATAGGCAATAGTGAGCGCGCCCTGAAGGCCCGTGACAGTGGATGCCACCCCGGACAGTGCGATTGCTACTCTGCCACTTCCCGTGAGGCTTGTGGCTGTAATTACCTGCCCGACAAGCCCCCTAATCACTGAGGCAGTGCCGGAGAGAGCTGATTGTGTGATTACCTGCCCCTGCAGGGCCTTTTGCACGGCGACGCTTCCTGCAAGACTGGATACTGTGACAATGGCACCCGACAGGGCGACTATCCCCTGGCCTACGACCGTTAGAGCGCCGGTCAGGCCCGAGGATGTGATGACAACTCCAGCCAGTGCCTTCAGTGTGGATGCTGACCCGGAAAGGCCGCTTGTGGTGATTATTTGGCCCGCCAGTGCTCGGGCCACTGAAGGAACACCTGTCAGACAGGATGATGTCGCCACCTGGCCCACCATGCCCCGAAGGACGCTAGGAACTGCGGAGAGGCCGCTCGCTGTGACCACAGCTCCAGAGAGGGCTTTAGCAACGGACGAGACACCCTGTAGAGAGGATACTGTGGATATGGCCCCCCTGAGCCCTCTGATGCAAGAGGGGGCGCTTGCAGATGCCGTGATCGTGCTTATCTGACCCGCCAGGGATCGAGCAATTGAGGGAACTCCGGCGAGAGTGGAGGCAGTGGCAACCTGCCCGGCTAGCGCCCTAGATACGGATGCTGCGCCGGCGAGGGTGGTTTGGGTGATGATCTGACCTGCAAGGGCTATGATTTGGCTCAGGGTGAGCGCGCCTGCCAGTGTGGTGGATGTGACGACTTGCCCGGCCACCTGGATCTGCTTACCTAACGCCCCCTGGAGGCCGGATTTTGTGATGACCGCACCTGCTAGATATCTTGCGACTGATGTGGCCCCGAGGAGGCCCGACTTGCTGATCACCGCACCGGTCAGGGCTCGGAGCACGGAGGAGCTGGCAGCCAGGCCGGATTTTGTGATTACAGCACCCGCTAGGGCAACCCCGCCCGTTGCAACGGTGTTTGCCCATCCGATTAGAAAGAAATCCACGCCAGTGTTTGCGATTTTCCCTTCGGATACCCCTGAAGTATCCGCACCTACAATGATGCAGGTGTGGCGATTCACTCTATAATATATATCATCGCTTGCCCCGTTGCGCCTGAGGGCAAAATCATAGTAGGAGGATGAGGCCACCTCGACGATGTTGGCTTTTGCAGTTGCCGCTCCTGCTGTTAGATCAGCGTAAGAGCCGGTGCTGCCAAGAGATATATCTGATGCATTGGTATTAAATGTAAAATTGGCAGTGATGTATCCGATCAGGTACATGTCGAACGTATTGTTTTCTATGTACTGCTCAGATACCCCGGCGTCAGCGCCTATGATCCAGTCGCCTTGCTTTCTGTTTGCATAATTGTGCCGGTCATCAGTAGACCCGTTCTTTCTCAACCCATAGTCGTAGCTGGTGGTTGAAGTTGGATGTGCTAATAGGATGAGACCTATAGCAGACGACTGACCAGAATCGAGATCCGCCCACGATCCCGTTGTGGCTGTGCTGACATCAGTCAAATTTGTTAAGAAGGTTACATCTATAAAATACCCGACAATATAAATAGATATGGTTGTCGAGACTCTATAAAATTCAAATATATTACTAGCATCCAGACCCACGAATGCCTGTACCTGCGCGCGTGCAGTTACCGCATCCGATAGATCATCAGTAGAGCCGTTTTTTCTGTACCGATACCCCACGGGGGCAGTATGTGCGTTTATCACACGTAGAGCAACACCCGTCACGCCCGCCGGAAGGGAAGCGATATAATCGTCTACGTCCACCTCCTCATAGGCCCCGGTGGAACTGAGAGTCACGCTCACCGGGTCTACTGCCACGTATTGCTCTGCCATGTCTATCCTATGCTAATAGTCTAGCTCTTACTTGCGCTTCTGTGAGCGCTGGCTTCTCCTGCTGGGCTCTGTAGTAGTTGGTTATGCGAGTGACGACTCGCAGAATCAATAGCGGCCTCTCCACTACCGCCTCCAGTATTTGCTCGACGAACTCCGTGCTGAGAGCATCCTCAGTAACTTCTTCATAAAATCCGTAAGCAAGCAACTGAGTCTCCGCTTCAGTCTGTAATACGGCCTTGGCCGCCAAGTATGCAGGATCTTGCAGGTTATCTTTGTACTGTGCCGTCAAAGCCTGCTTTCTGACTGCCCAATCGTCCCGGTAGGCCCGGACAACAGCAATGAACTCAAGCTGTTCCTCTAGAGAGCCCTGGGATTCTACCCAGGCTCTCCAATCGGCTGCGCTCTTCTGTCTGATCATGTGGTCGCCGTGAAGCTGATATCCAGTGCGCCAGCCGCGAAGCTTGGCGTGTCGTTGGTACCGATGGTCTTTTCTTCGGACAGTGTGCCGTAACAGATGACAGCAGCCCCACTGTTTGTCAAGTGGTTGGCGATGAAGAACGTGTCAAGAGTCCCCCAACTGGCTGAAGCCTGAGGGAAAGTGATTGCGGTCTTGTTATCGACTGCCCCATTAGCAGCCGTGTTCCAGTTTGTGGAGCTGTTCACTACAGTGACCCTGGCATAATTGCCAGCTGAGGGCTCGCCAGTCACAGTCCCATCAGCAGCGACCGCCGTTGCCAGGCCCACATAGACGTTTGCCGGAGCCGTGTACGGCGAGCCAGCCGCCCCGAAGATCAGGCCCAGGATGGTGTTCATCCAGGCCGTGCATAATCCACTTGCTACCATAATTTAGCCTCCTTAACTCTTCCAAGAAGATTGTACAGCCCGATGAGGCACCGCTGCCTGAATGATGGTGCCACAAAAACCAGGCGCATTGCAGCAGGGGGGAGCTTGATGCTGCCCTCCAGAGGTACGATAGGCATAGATCAGGCCCCTTTCTCCGGCTTGACCTCTTCGTAATCGAGTTTCAGGCGACGGCAGCGGTTGGCTGCCTCGGAGCCCTCTTCCATCTCCCAGATCACGCCCGTGCTCTTGGTACGGAATCTGACCGTCTTAGCGGCAGCCACTAGCTCACCACCTTAAGGACTGCCAGCTTGCCCGTCAGGTTCTTTGAGCTGACCTGAAGGTAGCCGGTGGAGTTCATGAACCTGGCAGACTCCAGCGGGCCTATGAACCGGACCTCGTTGCCTCCGTCAGTCCAATTGGATATAGTGAGATTCCCGATATCCGACCGGAAAGCGGGCGGGTTGTCCCCAGCCATGACATTCAGGTAGTTTGTCGCTTTAACCCCAGTCACGTTTACCATGAGTATGAGGTCGTAGCCGCCAGGCCAGGCATAGTAGTTGACTGACCCGTTGCCAAGCAGGGTATCCCATGAGGCGGGAGCGCTGGCATAGTCGTTCTCGTTATCAAGGCTGACGACCTTAGAGATTGCTGTGTATGCTGCCGATGCCGCTCCAGTGAGCAGCATAAGCATTAGCAGGAATGCAAATATCTTTTTCATCTCAATCACCTCAGAAGGACACGGTCATAACGCCCAGGCACTCAGGCCTCACGACCTTGCAGCCAAACACGTATTCGCCGTCAACCTTTTTGGCGAACTGCTTCTCCATGTCCATGATCCGGACGTCGTTGACCTGGCTTGCGAAGGTCATCGCCTTGGAGGTGCCGAACATGATCTTGTACTTGGCTCCGGCGGTGTTGGGGACGTTGTGGCTCTCCATGATGGAGAATCCACCGAGCCTCGTGATACTGCCGTTCAGCATGCCGGGCTGAGCTATCTGGGGTGCTGCAGCCGTTAGCTTCAGATCTTTCCGAATGAGGCCTGCGAACCTGGGGGGCACTATCATCCATCGGCCCTCAAGAGGCACCTTGCTCTCTGACAGGGCCACACCACAATCCTCGATGAGATTGTAGATGTTCGAGGCGTCGCCCTGAGTGAGGTTAGGCGTCTTGGGGGCAGCGTCCGTGCCGATCAGGTTGCTGGCGCTTGCATCGGTATAGAGAGATGCAATGACGCTATCGATAGCGTCCCGGATCGCATAGGCGGCTTCCTTGTTGTTCTCCGCCATAATATCTATGCGGGTTTGGGCCTGATCCTTGTTCGAGATTTTGAAATTGAAGTACTTGTCATAATCAATTGTCATCTCCAGGGAAGTATCCAGGACTGTATCCGGATCGGCCATGTCGCTGTTCTGGGTGTAATCCTTCACGGTGACGGAGCCTACCCCTACGATCCGCACACTCTTCGCGAACTGTACATCACCCTCGTAGTTACGATTGATCACACCGGGCTGACCGTAAACGAGAGACTTCTCCAGCTGATGTTGGACATCAGCGGCTATTACTTCAGGTTTCCACGATTCAAAAGCCATAATAATTGCACCTACTGAACCCGGCCCTCAGCAGTAGCCTGCTTGATTTCAGCCATAACCGCATCCGTGAGGCCGCCGGAAAGCCGGAGTTCCTTGATTTCTGATTGAGTCCAGATTTTTGAACTGTTCTTAACCTGGCTCTGGATACCAGTCTGCCCCGCGCCCTGAGCTGCCCTGGGCGGCTCGACCTTGAGCCTAGCTGCCAGCTTGGTGACGCTCGCGGCCACTTCTTCCTCCGTGGTCCCGGATACGGAGTCAATCCATTCGGCTGCCACCCCCGCCTCCGCAAGTTTGGCGGCCTTGACCCGCTCCAGCCTCAAGCTGGACAGTTCTTGATCTTTCGATTGCAGCAGAGCATCTTTTTCAGCCAGTTCGGCCTTCAGCTTCTCGAGCTCTGACTTGCTGGCTTCTTGGAGTTTGTCCCACTCATCAGCCTTAGACTTAAGCTCCTTTAATTTTGCCTGCCATTGCCGTTTTTCTTCCGCTATGGCTGCGTTAAGATCTGCCTGGGTGAAGCTTTTTTCTTTGGGCTGTTCTGTGGTTTGGGATTCCGAAGGAACCCCCCCGGTCTGGCCGGTGGAAGTAGAATTTTCTTCTGTCATAGGTATCACCCATCGATTACCCGCGATGGTACGGTAAAACTGTGAAAGGATGATTATAATGATCTGTAATCCTCGATGCACCCGAGGATAAACAGAACTATGAATGCGGGAACTGCCAAAATCGCAAAGATTAGCAGATGGACAGCTGTTTTCGTGCTCATATCATTTCTTCCAGAGCTTCATTCATCAGCTCATCTATGCTCTCATCTACAGTCATTTTCGGCAGAGGTTGCAGGAGGCCCATAGCGAAGGCATACCGCAATGTCCCTTTGCGCCCCAGGATGTTGTTCATCCGCAAGGCAGCGAGTGCATTGGCTCTTGCTACGTTTATGTTGGCCGTCTCCATCGGGTCGTCTGGGATGCCATCCTGCAGGTTGACCTCAATCTCCTCTAGCGGTATCTCCGGAAGATGGAGCTGTGACCACAGATTCAGGACTGCAGGAATGGCCTTCTCTGCCGCCCTGGCGTACTTGGAAACTTTGGAGAGCGTCGGGATGAGCCTGATCCGCAGAGCAGTGCCGCTTTCTGCCGTGCCCTGACCCTGACCGGCCAGGAGGACACGGGAGAGCTGGAGCATCTGGAGGAGCTGGTCCATGCTCTGCTCTATCGCCCGGTCCACTGCGCCCAATTCGGCCTGCCAGACCATGAGCGAAGGCGACGGATCGCCCGGCTTGGTGATGATAGCCTGACCAGGCTTGTAAACCCATTCTTCTTTTGAGTGATCGAAGACGGTGGCCGATTCGGGTACCACGGGCGTGGGGCTGGTGAACTTCGCCAGTACCTCAGCCCGCTGAGCGAAGAGGAGTTCAAGCGATTCTATGAGCGATATGATGGAAGGCTTGTAGTCGCTTCGGCCATAGTATCGCTCTGACGAGAGCTTGTTGTTGACCGCCACTACAAGCATATCCTCGACAGGAGGATATTGGTAGCCGTCGGCGTCTACCTCTAGGTCAGAATATGCCGGAAAATCACCGATAGGCAGCGGGCCGCTGAGCTTTTTCTCCGATTTGGTAAGCCCTGCCCCCGGAGATATCAGAAAAATTAAGTGCCGAATCTTCCCGGGTTGGTGGACAGTAAACTTGATATACTCTATTTCTTTTTCCTTGCCGCTCTGAGATTCCTTCTCCTTCCAGATATGGAAGAACACGAACGCCTGTGGCCTCTGGATATTCCCAGGAGTGACGACGATATAGCAGTTTTCGGGGTTGAGCGCCTGGATACCGGCATCGGAGACTTCAAATAAGCCTATCCCGTATCGACTGACGTCAATGAAAGCCTGGTCCGTGGGCAAGTCCGGCAGGTCGTCGCGGTTCCCAGCCACGATTTCAGGCTCTTCGCCTAGGAGGAGATTTATGTAGCTATCTGTGGCCAGCTCGGGCCAGTCGAGGATGATCTTTTGCTTCTTGGAGTCCTTGGACTGGTCCGCCAGGTATGCGATGTACCGGGGAAACACCTTCTCATGGAGGCCGTTGTAGATCTGCCTCATGAAAGCATGCTCTTTGAGCCGGGCGGCTTCGTCTGCGTCCTCCGGCGGCCAGGGCTTGCCATC